GATTAAATCTTTGCTCAACTATCCCAGGCAAAACTGAACTTGATTTTTCTATGTTTCCATAGATCTTAACTTCAGACCTTGCCTGAGATAATTCAACGTAATAATGATCAATACACGCAGGTAGAAAGGCAATATCCTTGCTAACTTTAGAGTACCAATGGGACATTAATAGTCCTCATCTTCACTTGGTCCATAATCGTCAGATTCTTCATCGGCATATTCAGATTCTTCAGCTACTACTGCTTTAATAGCAATATCGAGATGAGGATCATATCCCATAACCGCTTCAAGTGCGGCTACTTCAATGTCTTTACCTAAAAGATAATCAACATATTGGTGTGCAGCAATTTCACGATTTTTTTCAGGGATATATTCGCGGAAGGTATCCCAAATTTCTACAATTAAACTCTCATCCATTATTCTACCTCACTAGTTTCGATTAGTTCATTAGTTGGCACTATTTCACCATTTTTAGAAATTTCTTCCATCATGATTGCTAGGCCTTCTTTTTCATTTCGTTCCCATGCCTTGCGGAATTGTTTGATAACTTCTCCGTCAGCAGTTGTATAAACAAGACTATTGCCTTCTTTTTTCAACATACCTTTGGCTTCAAACAAATCAACTAGTCCACTGTAAGGACTCATACCGGTTGAGTATGGAATCTCGACTTGAACTGACTCAAAAGGTTTTGCATAACGAGTTTTCATAATCTTACAAGCACTACGGATACCGTTAACTGTAGTAGTCTTATTACCGTCGGCATCAGTTTTCAATTTCAATTTACGCATAGCAACCACAATAGAGCTTGCATAGATGAAACCTTGTCCACCTGAGATCTTGTCATCTGGGTCAAACATGTCTTGTGATGCGTAGGTGTGATTTGTACAAACCATACCTACATTCCACGAACCAAACATGTTTACACAGTTACGAACAAGTGATGTAAGTGCTTTAGGCTTACGGCCCATATCACCTTTCATTTCACCAGCTTCGAACTGATTAACGTCTGTAGGAGTTAACAACATACCCAACGAGTCAATTACAAACAACACCTTTGGACGAGCGTCCTCGGGCATAACTTTGTATTCTTTCATGAATTCGGAGATGGTTTTTGCCACGTCGTCAATCATTGCCATGTTGAGCTTTAGAAGTTTTTCTTCACTTGTGTTAACACCTAGATCAAGCAACCACTTTTCATCAAGAGCGTTTTCGCTATCAACTAAGACAACAAAAATGCCTTGTTCTTGTGCTGATTTAATAATATTGCCTGAGCAGATATAACTTTTACCTGCACCAGATTCACCGGCAAATACTGTTACTTTACCCATGGGCACTCCTTTATTGAAGTGTCCTGAGATCAAATAATTAAGAGCATAATTGCCAGTTGAAATCCAGTCAGTAGGATCATTGAAGCCAATACCAAGTCCGTCGATAGACTTAGTAATTGACTTACGAAATTTAGAGATGTCAAATGCTTTTCCCATTTTAACCTCTTAAATTATTGCTTGTTACGATTGCGAATCATCGCTAAGATATCAGCTGCACGACTAGATGCTTCTCCGCCTGCGCTCTCAGCGGTTGCGGCCGGAGCAGTAAATGATTTCTCTGCTGCTGCCACATCTTCATCCCAAGGTGCTGATTCTTCAGCTGCTGGAGTAGGTGCTGGACGAGCTGCTGGTGCTGCGGCTGGCTTAGCTGCTCCACCTTCGCCACCTTCACGACCACCATAGCCTGCTGGCTTGAAGTATTGACCCCAACGATCCATGTCAAATGCTTCACCATCTACTGATGCTTCAAACATTTCTTTCATGACCTTGAGCTCAACATCACCTGGCTTCTTGGGCAAGAAGTCTTTTAGATTGAACAATCCATGTTGTTTAATAGCTGCATTTTCTGCTTCACTCAAAGCACGTTCACGACGAGCCCAGGTTGAAGTAGAGTAATCAGCATAACCACCTTTACTTGTCTTAGCAATCTTGAAATCAAGACCGCGAACCAAGTCTGTTGGTAGTTCTTCAATCTCACTATCCATCAAAGCATTCTTAACAATGTTAAAAATTTGACTGCCGATGATGAATCGACGGATTGGGTTTTCAGGAGTTTTGTCTTCCTGTAGTTTGCTTTCGCCTACAAAACCTTGGAACAGGTATGACTTCTTCTTCCAGTACTTACGACCCATATCTTCCAAAGACTTGTCTTTGAACCATGGACGCACTTCTGTAAGAATTGGACATGTTTCACCCCACATTTCCATACATGGGACTTGCACAGTCACAGGCTTGGAATTGGTCTCACCTTTGACACCGGCGAAAGGCAATTTGATCATTGCACGTTCGATCCAGAAGAAAGTATTTGAGCTGTCACCGTCAGGAAGGAAGCGGACTGTTGTAGTCGAACCTTCTGGCATGTTCCAGTGAGGGTAAATTGCATTATCACCGCCGCCGGATTGCCCGCCGCCTTGTTGTGAAGATGCTTGTAGTTTTGCGCGAATTTCTGCTAATGTTGCCATAATGTTTTTCCTTAATGTTGATTTATTATGCCTCTTCTTTAAAGCCTACTGACTAAAAAGAAAAACTGTGCATAGCGTTAACTATACACAGTTTTATTTATCTCTGCAACCTAGATGGCTGCGAAATATATGTTATTTTGCCAAACCTGCAAGTTTCATAATGGACTCAAACTCTTCTTGCACTCTTGGACTTTTCCAAACTTTTGCATTGGCATTTTTATTGCGGGCGTCAGTTGCAGTTTGGGCAGTGTCTTGACTTCTTTGTTTTTCTTTACGAACGTATGCAGGAATTGTGTCCATATCTGGACCTTCTTCCACTCTGCTAGAAAGATGCTGGACAAGTTTTTCGGCAAGCATTCCGGCCTGGTCCCCCATTTCTTTCTTGATATGAGTAACTACACCAGTTTCACCTTTTGGAAACTTTCCAGTTTCTTTATCAAAGAACGAATATACCATTTCTGCAATTTCTCTAACAGAAGGTGTTGCAGGCGATGTAGCATCTTCTCTTGGCATCTCTTCCGGTGCTGCTTGTGGATCTTCTTCGTCAGCAGTTTCGCCGCCTTTATATCCTAACTCTTGTGCTGCATCTACATCATCTTTTGCTAACCATCCCAAGATTGTGTCCTTGGGATCAGCTTGTGGATTTACCTTTGCCAGTTGTTGTAATGCTGCTTCTAAGTCTGGATCATCGATACCTATACCTTGTAATGCATCAATAGCACTGCGGCCGTCTACATCCAAAGTCAGTCCTTGATCCAGAAGATCTTTCAATTGCGCCAATACATCTGGGTCTAGCTTGCCTTCTTCAAGTCGGTTGGCCCACTCTTCGAACTGGGCAAAGTCGTCAACTGGAGACGACGATACTTCTTCGGCTACTTGTTCTACTTTAACAGCATCTTCTAAATCAATTTCACCTGTTTCGTGCATAATTTTATGAATCAACGGGAAGTATTGAGCTAGGTCTTCTCTAAAAGAACTAACAGTAAATGCACTCTTATAGTCTGCCAATGTTGTTTCATCAAGATTCACATCTGCCTGATTTGGAACAAAACTTTCGTTCCATTTTTCATAGTAACCTTGATTGCACAGGCCTTCTACAGTTCTTCGCAAACTTTCTAATTTCATATCAGTCTTTGATGTAATCTCATTGACTTTCTGATTTAATTCGTCAGGTTTACCGACATGTCTTCTAAATGCAGATAATTGAAGAATCTCTTCACTCATTTTAATAATAGCATTGCCCCTATCGTCGTAAGGACGGCCACCGTTTGCTACATGTCGTTGCATTGCTTTTGCACCTGCAATATGAATAAACGGGTATTTAAAACGTTCACCTTCACTGTTTTCAACATATAGTGCTTTGATATTGCTGCCCCTACTTCTAGCACCGTGAGATTCATTTTCGATACTGTTTTTATGTTTAGCGATTAGTTTGGTTTTTTCTAATACACGATAGCTAGTTTTTTTACTACCTTCAAATTTTAAAGATTCATTCATATTCATTTGGTCATCCTTTGGTCCATTAGCAGCAAGGTATTGAAAATCATTTTTATCTAAATTGCTTTTTGTGATATCTCGAGTGTCAAATCTTAATAGTCTGCGCTTGGCAAACATTCGCATTTCTCTCAAGAAATCATACCATAATTGGTGTACAAAATCTCCAGTATTTTCTAAAATACCTTGACTATAAAAAATTTTCAATGTGCCGCGCTCATTGATACTAATACTAACTCTGCCAAGATTTTCATTTTCAACTACAAAGTCAAAATCGAAAAATCTAGCTTCCTTAGGGTCTGTAGTGACTCCGCCTTCTTCGTCGCCCATTTCTAAATTTTGGAAACGACTGCGAATTTTGTCGAAAACGTCTTGGCTAATTATGTGAGTGGAATTCATAGCTATATTTATTAATAACTGCTGATGTAAATTGGCATGGGCATGTCATACTCTTCGAGGCCGCTGTGATCTCGCATCTTATCGTAGATTGTTGGATCCCATTCTTGCAAAATCAATACCATTCGCATGAGTAATAACAGTGCTGCTACTAAATCGTCATGTTGTCCTGTTTTGGCTTTGAATGTAATACCGCTGGCAATAAAAGTTTTAAGTTCGCTAATTAAACTTTTGCTGTTAATAGTAATTTTCTTTGTTTCTATTAATTGTTTTAGTTTAGCACAGGAATTAAGTTTAGCACTGTGAGTTGTATTAAATCCTTTGCGGAATCTACGCACATGACCTTTCTTGATAGGTTCGCTTAGAAACAGCCCGGGGATAGTTTCCTCGCCTAGTTCGTTAATAGCAACTAACGCACTTTCACCTACAGTATTGTTTTCTACACTATAATAAATGGATGCATTTAAACCGTCTCTGTTAAATTCACCTTCTATATACTTGCACAAATCTCTGAGAATTCGGGCTTGCGCCTGCACCGGTGTAGAATTATGATGCCATTCGCATACTTGTATTAAACTAGGTAATTCTAAAATTTCAATCGCTGCTGGATCTCCACCCGTGCCCAGGCTAGGATCTAATGCAACAATGTAAGTGCAGGCAGTATCGATCTTTTTATACCAGCGAGCTTGGCCCATTTTTAGTATAGGTTCCATTCCTTCTAAATTAGATAGAGAAATACTGTTGATCAAAGTTTCGTCAAAGATTAAGAAGCGACATTCGTGCTCTCGCTCGAATCGTTCGGCACCAACTCGACTGCGTTCAGTTTCTGCCCACACTTCGTCACGATCCGGATGTTGACTCCAGATTGCCATGAAGGGGTAGAATCCGTTTCTTCCAATTATTTGTTCGTTTCCGAATTCGTCAAATCGTTTGTTTGCTTCGTTCCAAATTTGTGCAAACTGGTCTTCATCACTGTTAGGTGTTGAAGTGATAATGGCTTTACCACCAGTTGCTAGAGTAGGAGAAATACTTGTCCAAAATTCAACAGCAATGTTTGGCGCCACGTATGCAAATTCGTCGCAATATAATAGCGAAATACTCATACCCCGGCCGGTAGTTTCTGTTGTTGTTTGCGCCACAATACGACTGCCGTTGTCAAATTCAATACTTTGCTTATTATAACTAGTAACACCGCAACGAATAAAATCAGGACATGTTTCATAAGCATATCTTAATCGTTGCATAATTTCTTGAGCACCGGTATACTTGTGCGCTGCAATCAGTATAGTTGCATCTGGCACAAACATTGCATACCATAACAAGTAGCCCACTGCTGTAGTTGTTTTGCCCATCTGTCGACCCAGCATGTTTACACTGAATCTATGGCCGTGATAACTGTCTAATAGTGTTTTTTGATAGTCGAACGCATCATACTTTATTTTTCCTTTGGTAGGATGCTGTATGTTGAAAAAATTACCTAAAAAATATGCAGGACCTGTTACAGGATCCGAACATGTTAATAGGTCGTTGACCTGCTGCTCAGTATACCGCTGGGTTGCATGAGCCTTTTTAACTAAATTACCATCTAAACTTTTTGCCATATTATTATTTACTGAAAAAAATAGCCTCCGAAGAGGCTATTTGGTAATCTATAAGATTTAATCGTATTTGTTATGCTTGTCACGGATAGCATCCATTTTCTTTTCGCTAGCGCCTTTTTTTGCAGCCTTGGATAATTCTATCATCCCGTTGCCGAACTTTTCCCACCCTTTAGCGGCACGACTCATTGTGCGCTCTGCAACGCTTTGTTCCGGTAAGTTTGGTTCAGGATGACGACCTAATCTGTCAGCTACTTTGCCTTTCATGACTTTGGCATCTTGTCCGTGCATTTTGCCAGCTTTGGTAGTTCTAAAATCAGAACCTCGTTGATTTGGATATCCTAAGTTACTACTACGTGAGTCACGCCCATACGGCTTGTCATCGCGGCCGAAACGACTAGTCTCAGCAGCTTTTTGCAAATGGGCAGATCCTTTCTCACCAAATCGCTTGGCCACATACTGTTCAATTGCATCACTTTCAGCAGCCTCTTCGTCATCGTATTCACCTTCATGACTTTGATAGTATAACTGACTATAACGATCAACAATTTCTGCAAACGATGGCTTACTAGACAAGTCGATGGGTTGCATACCTTCGTCATTTAAATCATAATATCCTTCTTTTAATCTGCCATCAGCTTCTGCTGACTTCAACATGGCTGCACGATCAGCATAGCTTCCACGCTTAACATCTTTGGCAGCATCTTTTTCACCCTGTGTAGGATTCTTAACATGCTTTAATGGATCAAACTTTTTTTTTTCTTTAGCTTCTGCAATAAATTCTTCGTAATCTGCAAACAGTTTAGATGTTACAGTTTCCATTGGATTAGCTCTTGCTAGACCAGCCTGACGCTCTCTATGATCGCCGGTATTTGGATCGTAAGCGTGTTTATCGTCAGCATACGGAGGAACATCGGTTGGATCAGCTGGAGCATTGTCCATTTCTGAACCAGATACAGCATCAATTAACTTTCGCATTTCTTCATTAGCGCCAGTCATTGATTCGTCTTCGCCGTCTTGCATACCTTTGGCAGCACCATCAGCATCTCCATGAATTGCTGCGCCAGCTAATGCGCCGCCCACACCTGAGATATCAATCTCGCCATCTGCATCCGGGTCGGCATCCGTTTCGCCAATATCATCACCTGCTTTGCTGCCTGCTGCATACCCAGCCATAGC